AAAGATAATGATACACCTTTGAGAAGATTTAAACAGACTCTAGGAAAGTAGAATGCCTGAACAGCAGCAACAACTTATCACTGATGTTGAAATCCTTAAGCGGGATGTTTCTAACATCAATTCTGTACTAGAAAAACTAGACACAGCCATCGACAGAATTGCTGATGTTGCTAACGGCATTAATCAAATTCTTGCCGTACATGAAGCAAAGCAAGAAGCAACTTCAAAAGATATTGAAATTCTGCATCAGCGTATCACAGATGGCGAAAACGAATTGAAGGATGATTTTAAAAATTACCACTTGCAAATCAAAGAACTTTTTGATAGAATGGATAGTAGAATATCCACACTAGAACGCTGGAAGTGGTATATTATGGGTACAGCATGGGGTCTTGGATTCCTCATTGCCACCATGTTACAAGCAGGAAATTTAATTTCATTTTTTAATTAAAACCGGTTGACAAGCGCTTCAAAACCTGTATAATTGCTTTATCGAAGCAATAAACTGTAACTATAGGTATACATTATGCATCCTGTTGATCTGAAGTATGCAGGCTTTATGTCTGTACGACTCGATAGATTCTCTATCAAACAAAACAATCCATACAAAGCAAACTGCAGATGTCCTATCTGTGGTGATTCCCAAAAATCAAAAACGAAAGCTCGAGGCTGGATATTAGAAAAGGATAATCTGGCATTGTATTACTGTCACAACTGTAATGCATCAATGTCATTAAAAAACTTTCTAAAAATTGTTGAGCCTGCGTTATACAATGAATATATAATAGACATGGGGCTTGAAAAGCGTTCCAGGTCATTTGCTAATAACGAACCTATTGAAGAAAAATCTCCTCTAGATACATTGACACAGAAGCGTCCGGCCTTTGTAAAGAAAGGTTCTCCTCTGTTATCGATTGATAAAGTGTCTAGTTTACCTTCTGAACATTTTGTTAAAAAATATTTGCAGAATAGGCGGATTCCAGGTTCAAAGCATTATAAATTATATTACGCCTCAAAATTCAATGAATGGGTCAACAGTCTACTTCCAGGCAAGATGCCTTCAGATATGGACGAACCAAGACTCGTTTTGCCATTTATTGATAAAAATGGAACCGTCTTTGGCTTTCAAGGACGGGCTTTAAGGCCTAGTTCATTACGGTATATTACAATTATGCTTGATGAAACTATGCCTAAAGTGTTTGGTCTCGAAACCGTTAGCTTCAGTAAGAAGTACTATGTAACCGAAGGACCCATCGATAGTTTATTCCTTTCAAATGCCGTTGCCATGGCTGGCGCAGACGGTAATGCGGGAGGATTAGATAATGTAGAAAATGCTGTCTTTGTGTTCGATAATGAGCCCAGGAACAAGCAAATAGTCCAAAGGATGGAATCTTGTTTAGACAAGGGTTATACTGTTTGCATGTGGCCTAATAATATAGTTGACAAAGACATCAATGATATGATATTATCGGGTATCAAATTGCCTGATATAGAACTGATTATCGACAACAATTCTTATAAGGGATTGTCAGGTAAGTTACAACTTAGTTATTGGAGAAAATGTTAATGAAGGTTCGTTTAGTAGGATACACACAACCCGCACACGAAATAGAGGGACTAGAAGATGTACAAGATCTTATTGCTTATGCGGCTAGAGTATCTAATCCATCAAATCAAAATAATTCAGAGACCTCTACTAAACTACTCAACTATTTGGCGAAGCACAAGCATTGGAGTCCATTCGAAATGGCGTCTGCTTGCTTAGAAGTCGAAACGACTCGAGACATTGCAAGACAATTGTTGAGACATAGATCATTCTCATTTCAAGAGTTTTCCCAGCGTTATGCAGACCCCACAGAAGATTTAGATTTTGTGGTTAGAGAAGCACGCCTGCAGGATACTAAAAATCGTCAGAATAGTATTGAATTGAACATCCACGATAATGAAGAAGATGCAAAACTTTACATTGAGTGGAACGAAAAACAACAAGCAGTTATCGATGCTGCTAAAGATGCATATGCATGGGCTATTGGACACGGTATTGCAAAAGAACAAGCAAGGGCTGTTTTACCAGAAGGTAATACTGTATCACGGTTATATGTGAATGGAACGATTAGGTCATGGATTCATTATATTGAATTGCGTTCTGGGAACGGAACACAACTAGAACATATTGAGTTAGCAAGAGCTTGTGGAGAGGCAATCACTAAAATTTTTCCTCTTGCTCAAGAATATATCAACGAATAAAAACAATAAAGAAGGAGCGTTGCATGGCTAGAGGTCGCAACCATTTAGGTATTACAATTTACACAGAAAGAGATAAAATCTTATCAGAACAATCATTGAAACTTCTTACGGATTATTATTGCACAGAAGACGAAAAATCACCACAGGAAGCATTTGCAAGAGCAGCAGTCGCTTATAGTGATGGCGATGCAGATTTTGCACAGCGTATCTACGACTATGTTTCTAAGGGTTGGTTTATGTATGCATCACCAGTGCTTTCAAACGCTCCAGCACCTGGTGAAAAAGCAAAAGCATTACCGATTTCTTGTTTCTTAACATATGTGCCAGATTCATTAGAAGGTTTGATTGACCACTCTGCTGAATTAAGATGGTTATCAGTTAAAGGTGGTGGTGTCGGTGGACACTGGTCAGATGTTCGTGCAGTGTCTAAGAAGGCTCCAGGCCCTATGCCATTCCTGCACACAGTTGACGCAGATATGGTAGCATATCGCCAAGGTCGCACTCGTAAAGGTTCGTATGCAGCATATATGGATGCATCTCATCCGGACATTATCGAGTTTCTTAACATGCGAGTTCCTACAGGTGATGTGAACCGCAAAAACCTTAATCTACACCATGCTATTAATGTTACTGATGATTTTATGCAAGCAGTTCAAGAAGGCAAAGAATGGAATTTAGTTGATCCGGATTCGCAAGAAGTTAGAGATACAATGCCTGCAAGAAAGTTGTGGGAACTGATTCTTGAGACACGGTATCGTACAGGCGAACCATATATAAATTTCATTGATACAGCAAATCGTGCATTGCCTGAAGCACAAAAAGCATTAGGTCTAAAGATTCGTGGTTCAAACCTATGTAATGAAATTCACCTTGCAACATCAGAAGATCGTACAGCAGTTTGTTGCCTATCATCTGTTAACCTCGAGTTGTATGATGAGTGGAAAGAAACTGATATGATTAAAGACCTTATCGTATTTTTAGATAATGTTCTTCAATTCTTTATTGATAACGCAGGTGATGAAATTTCTCGTGCAAGATATTCTGCACAACAAGAAAGAAGCTTGGGTTTAGGTGCAATGGGTTTCCATTCGTATTTACAGCGTAAGAATGTTGCGTTTGAAAGTCAAGAAGCGATTGATATTAACAACGCAATCTTTTTTGAAATGAAACACGAAGCAGAGGTTGCAACGCTACACCTAGGAAAAACAAAAGGTGAAGCACCTGATATGAAAGGCACAGGTCGTAGAAATGCACACATGCTTGCTATTGCACCTAATGCTAATTCATCAATGATTCTAAATACAAGTCCTTCAATCGAACCATGGAAGGCAAATGCATTTACTAGTCGCACTCGGGTTGGTTCGCATTTGAATAAGAATGTTTACCTAGAAGCAGTATTAGAATCATATGGTAAGAACACAGCTGATATCTGGTCATCTATTATTACTAATGGAGGATCTGTACAACACCTAGAGTTCTTAACCACACACGAAAAGAATGTGTTTAAAACAGCAATCGAATTAGATCAAAATTGGATTGTAAAATTAGGAGGCGATAGACAAGATCATCTATGTCAAGGTCAATCGCTTAACTTGTTCTTCCCAGCCGGTGCAGATAAAGCGTACCTACATAAGGTTCACTTCAATGCATGGAAAGAAGGATGTAAAGGATTATATTATTTGAGAACTGAAACATCAAATAGGGCAGAAAATGTATCTGCAAAAGTTGAGCGTGAAAAGCTAGATAATGTTATTAATATTGATGCAAATAAAGTAAACTTTGTAAACGGAAACGAAGAGTCGCAAGACGAATGTGTTGCATGTCAGGGATAAGAGGGGTTAAATATACTCAATGGGAGCTAAAATGGATGTACTAATCTACACAAAATCAAATTGTCCGTTCTGCGAAAAGGCAAAAGCCTGGTTTAAGCAGCACGGAATTGAATACACACAAATCACACTAGATGACGAAGAACAGCGTTTGGCGTTCTATCAGAAATTACCTAACGCAAGATCTGTCCCACAAATTTTTATTGATGATAAGCATATCGGAACATATAATGACTTGATGGCAAAAGCGGATACGCTTATTAAAAAGCAAGGTGGGTTGATGGAGTTTTCAGAAACTTATAAGCCGTTCCATTATCCTTGGGCAGTCGAGATGACAACCCGCCATGAAAAAGCACATTGGATTGAAGATGAGATTGACTTGTCTGAAGATGTGACTGATTGGAAAGGCGGAAAGATTACTTCTGTTGAAAAAGAATATATCACAAATATTCTAAGATTGTTCACTCAATCAGATGTTGCAGTTGGTCAAAACTATTTCGACCAGTTCATTCCTAAGTTTAAGAACAATGAAGTTCGTAATATGTTGGGTTCGTTTGCAACTCGAGAAGGTATCCATCAGCGTGCCTATGCTCTATTGAACGAAACGCTAGGGTTACCTGACTCTGAATATCATGCCTTCCTAGAGTATTCTGAGATGGCAGATAAAATTGATTATATGATGGAAAGTGATGTTTCATCAATGAGAGGTTTAGGTCTTGCTCTTGCGAAGTCAGTTATGAATGAAGGTGTTGCTTTGTTCGCATCATTTGTAATGCTACTCAACTTCCAGCGTTATGGCAAGATGAAAGGCATGGGTAAAGTTGTCGAGTGGTCAATCCGTGATGAGTCAATGCATGTTGAAGGTATCTCGAAACTATTCAAAGCATTCTGTAAGGAACACCCACGAATTGTTGATGATGAGTTTAAGAAAGAAATTTATGAAATGGCAAAACAAATTGTCAAACTAGAAGATAAATTTGTTGAACTAGCATACAAGCTGGGACAAATTGAGGGTCTCAATATGGATGAAGTCAAGACATATATTCGTTACATTACAGATAGACGCTTGCTTCAATTGGGAATGAAAACAAACTTCAAGGTAAAAGAAAATCCTTTACCTTGGTTAGAATGGGTGTTAAATGGTGCAGATCATACCAACTTCTTTGAAAATCGTGTTACAGAATATGAAGTCGCAGGTCTTAAAGGATCTTGGGAAGACGCCTACGAAGAAGTCGCTTGATAAGTGGCAACAGGCTTATATAGATACGGCAGAGCGGTTCGCTGCTCTGTCGACTGCTACTCGATTACAGGTAGGTGCGATTGTTGTTAAAGATAATCGTATTATAAGCATTGGCTACAATGGCATGCCTTCTGGTTGGGATAACGATTGTGAATACCCAATCGAATGGGATGATTTGGGCAATGTCACACAAACTAAAACTAAGCCTGAAGTAATACACGCAGAAGCAAATGCAATCGCTAAACTTGCCGCTTCAACTGAAAGCGGAAAAGAAAGCGAGATGTATGTAACACACGCTCCTTGTATTGAGTGTGCTAAACAGATATACACTGCCGGAATACGAAAGGTATATTACAAAGAAGAATATAGGAATACAGCAGGAATAGAGTTCTTGCGAAATTGCAAAGTGGAGGTAATACAAGTATGAAAAGACAAGAGGTTTATTGTGATTCATGTGAAGCAGAATTTACCATAGAATCTCCTTCTATGCTACCCGTTTCTTTCTGTCCTAATTGTGGTGCAGAAGTTGAACCAGATGTTGAAGAAGACGACTGGGATGATGGATGGCAATAATGCACTATAGTAAATTTTTAACATTTCACGGACAATCTAGAGAGATTTGCGAATGGGTTGTCTCAACATATAAAGATAATGAAATGTATAAAGATAACGGCACCACAAGGTCTTGGGTTGAAGCATCTGAACAATGCTTGATAGATCTAGATCTCAAAGATGAGAATGTGGGATGCTAAGCGATTATAGTGAAGATGATGTTTGGGAGAGAATACATCCTAATCATTTATGGGTAATGGACAAATTAATCGTTGCGAGAAAGATGGGATATAAAGCAGGTCCTGTTGGTCAAGATGTTCCAGAGCCTGGTTGGTATATTGTAAGACCTTGTGTTAATCCTATAGGATTAGGATTGGGTGCTCAGAAAGTTTACATTGAAAAAACAACAGAGCATTTGCCTGTTGGACATTTTTGGTGTGAATGGTTTGAAGGAAGGCATCTATCAGTTGATTATCACAAAGGTCAAATTGATTTGGTTGTTGAAGGATTGAGATCTGGTGATGATTTGACAAGATGGGACGAATGGCGTAAGGTAGATGATATCATTCCGTTTCCCAGACTCTTAGATGACTTTATTGATAGTTCATGGGTCAATTGTGAATTTATTGGTGATAAATTAATCGAAGTTCATTTTAGACGCAACCCAGATTTCCGATGGGGCAATTCTGTATTCATTCCTGTATGGCAAGAAGAGACAAGAGCCCCTGTATTAAGACTCCATCTCGATGGGCATAAATATATAGCATGCCCGGAATATAATGGAAGAGTTGGAGCGTATATTGATGTGGACTTATCAGAATAAAGAATTTACAACAGATGATATTGGTGACTTCGTAGGTTTTGTCTACATTATCACAGATCTTACAAACAACAAAAAATATATAGGTAAGAAGTTATTTCAATCAAAGCGTAGATTGCCTCCTCTAAAAGGCAAGACAAGAAGGCGCACTAAGATTGCAGAATCAGATTGGATGGATTATTTCGGTTCATCTGATGAGGTAAAGGAACTCGTTGAATCTCAAGGCAGAGATTCTTTCAAGAGGGAAATATTACATTTGTGTAATAGCAAAGGAGAAATGTCTTACCTCGAGGCAAAGGAGCAGTTTGACAGGGAAGTCCTTTTATCTGATGAATACTACAACGGAATCATTAACTGCAAAATTCATCGAACACATGTGAAAAAACTGGTTGACAAGCGCTAAGTTAACCTATATTATATAAGTATGATGAAATTAGATACTTTGAAATGGACAGCAACCACTTTGCTGATTTTGGGATTCGGGTTAGTGACTGCTGGTTATTTTCCTGGAGTCTTTCTTCAATTCACTGGAGGCATCTTATGGCTAATCGCAGCCATCATAATGAAAGACAAGCCTCTAATCACCACAAACGCTATTATGACACTTGCGGGTATCATAGGTTTGACTTATCGATTCTTATAAATCCATTGAAAAATACTTGTTGACATTTAGTCACATTGTACTATAATATAAGTATAAAGTGATGAGGATACTACTATGATGGATTGGGAAAAGAGACAGTTCAAAAGAGATGAGCTTGCTTGGGAACTTCGAGATGAAGATGCTGAGATAGGCGCTTACAACAAGTACAATGCTGAAATAGTAGAAGTTCATATTGACGGTAAATTCTGGAAAACAATGCCAAGAATCCAGGCAGAGAAAGCAGGAAGAACACTTGTCGCAAAAGGAAAAAATGTTAAAATAATGCAAAAAAATGCTTGACATCTTTTGCAATAGGACTTAATATAACAATATAGAATGATGAAACAAGGTGATGAAATGAAAAACGCAATCGAAACGCTTCTCGAAACAATCAAGAACGACTACCGTGAGTGGACATTCCGCTGTGCAATGGCTCGTGGTGATGGCGAATTGACAGAGACTAGTAAGCGTATGGTAGAAGATTTTGAAGATCGTGTCCGTTACGAAGAAGGTCGTAAGTACATTAAAGTCATTCAAGGCAGTAGCGTTTGGGGTTTCATTGTCAATGTTGACAACGATAACAAATTCCGTAAAGGTGATATTTTGATGGCAGCTGGTTACAATGCACCAGCACGAAACAAGCCACGGGGCAACATTTTGGATGGCGGATATGATGTTCGCTGGACAGGCCCTAACTACTTAATTTGAGGAATATATTATGAATTTAGAATTGAATGGTCGTAAAGTAGTTGATACATATATTGATGGTATCGATACTAAAGACGCTCCAGATTTCTGTGATGCTTACATTGCAGAAGGTGTGTTTGAAGACACAGGCATGGAGTTAAGTGCAACTGAACTTGAAGAACTTCAAGATCTTTACGCTGATAAAATTAACGAAATGGTCTATGACCAGTTATACTAAGGGAGATAGATATGTCTAACGAAATGATTATTGCTGTTGGTATTGCCTTCACATCATTTACTTTTGGTTACATGCTTGCCCTATGTCAAGAAATGAAGCGGACATTGGGCGGGTATGTAGATGAGTAAAATTCAAGAGAAGATTGAAACTCTTTTAGATGAACTGCAAGAAATAATGGAATCAAACAAGCACCTAACTGATGATGAGAGAGCTATTGAATTGTTAGGTAGTTTAAGTTTATATTGGGCTCACATGGACGATGAAGGTAAAGATTATGTTCATTGTGCCACTCAAGCAATTGATGAAAAAACTGAGTGGAATGTCTAATTAGTTTATCTGCCCTTAGCTCAGCTGGATAGAGCAACAGCCTTCTAAGCTGTGGGTCGCAGGTTCGAATCCTGCAGGGCAGGCCAATTTCCGGTGTCGTATAATGGAATTACCTTGGTCTCCAAAACCAATGACGGGGGTTCGATTCCCTCCACCGGGGCCACTTTATAGAGGATATTAAATGACAGTAGTTCCTATTTACAATTCGTTAGGAGAACAAATAAACGAATTGAAAATTGAAGATGACATTGAATATCTGAATGGTAGAGTATCAAAAGGTTCTTCGTGTTACTATAAAGGTGTGGGTATTCCATATGCTGGGCATACTGCTCTAGAATTTGATAAATCTCAGTATGAGGCTCTAGGAAAAACTGATATTTTCTATCTAGGACATATGGTTAACAAACATTGCTTTGTTGGCAAGACAGGAATATTTCAAGAGAGGTATCAACCTTTCTTTCCAGATTTTATTGGCACTTGTGGAGTCAAAGAAGGTACAATTGTAATAAACTCTATAGCCTTTGAGAAATCATCAGTTGAAGTTTTGGACTGTGTGATGTATGATGAAGAAAATGTTCAAGCGTATTATATGCTGGACTACAAATGTGGTAGACAATCATACTTGACAAACGATGGAAACCCTGTTAAACTCAGAGAATTGCTTGATTACATGATCCAAAACGATTGGAACTTTCTCTGGGACAAAGGCGCTATTAATGATGTGTCACCTAATGGCGAAGTTAGTGATGTTGCAGATCTATTTAAGTCCGATACGCTGTCACACAAAATAGGTACAGTTTATTCTATTCTGTATAATTTGATGCAATTGAGTCCAGAGAAGTATATGGAGTTTTTGCGAGTGAACAATTTGAAACATTCTGACCAAAGGTCTGTTGTGTTTAATTCAATTGAGTTGCTTTATCAAAATAGTGTTGACATAAGTCCTTTTTACATGTATGATACAAACAATAAGAACTATAAACATACTGTAATGAACTATCTGATTGTAGGTAAGAATTGTGCTTATTGTGCTTGTGACTTATATAAGGACAATGGCGAAAAAGTAAAAGACCAGTATGTTGAGATGGTCGAAGAACAAATGAGTAATTTTTCAGCGTGAGCGTGGTCGAAAGGCGAGGCAACGGATTGCAAATCCGTATTATGCAGGTTCAAATCCTGTCGCTCACTCCATTTTTCAAAACCTCTTAGGAGAGTATATTATGGCAAATCATGTGTCAACTCATGTTGACTTTCAGAAGATTAGTGACGAAGGTAAAGCCTTTCTGAACAAATTATATGAGGACCGAGTTCGTAAAGAACATAGATGGTTCCCAGATTTCTTTGTTGATGGTGAAACTTTGACTTATGAACAGTCAGAAATGTATGACTATACTATTGACAATATTGGTGCAAAGTGGTCATACATCGAAGATTTTGATCCGGAATATTCAACCATGAACATTACTTCTGCTTGGTCATGTCCAGATGAAGGTCTGGTTAAACTGCTTGAAATGATTGGTGAAGTCGATCCAAATGTTGTCGCCTATATTCGTTACGAAGATGAGATGCCTAACTTCATTGGTGCTCAAGTAATGACTGCTAACGGCATCGAAGAATATATGCAACTCGAATCCGAAGAACTCATGGAGAAAATCTTTGATGAGGTTGAAGGACTCCGAGAGCATTGGGACGAAGATGAGATGGAGTTTGACGATGAAGGCCAAGACATGTATTATGAAAACTTGTGGGAAATTATCAATGAGGTCCAAGAAAACTTCCTTGACGAAGAAGGCCAATTTTATTTAGATGGAGAACATAATGCTGAGTAATCCAGAAGATCGCAAAAAACTGTTCAATTGTATTCAAGAGATTTCTAACTCTATGACTCGAATGGATGGTGAGCGAGATTTTCAAAAAGAAGCGGTTGATGCAATTGCAGACGAACTACAACTTGAAAAGAAGTATGTCCGCAAAGTTGCAACTATCTATCACAAACAAAACATTAACACCGTAAAGATTGAAAACGAAGAAGTAGAAGATCTTTATGAGATTGTGATGGGTGCCGCTAGTGAGTGATATTGTCACTGTAATGACTCCTACAGGCGAATATGTGGGTCAACTTGTATCACAAGATGGAAATACTGTAGTTATAAAAGATCCTAGAATCTTTATGGCTAATCAACAAGGTGCGGGATTTACTGACCGCATTGCAATGACAGGTAAAGAAAATCCTAAAGAGGTTACATTCTACGGTATCTTCTTTATTTGTGAAACTCATCCAGAAGTTATTACTGCATGGCAACAAGCAACATCTGGAATCATTATGCCCCCAAAGGGCAATATTGTTAGTTAGGTGATAAATATCTGTGGCGGAGAATATGAGTAAGAAAAGAGTAGCAGTTGTTGGTCGTGGGACAGCAGGCAGTCAGTCAATTTTGGCACTAAGGACTATGATGCCTGATGCAGAGTTTGAGTGGCACTACGATCCAGAAATCAAAACTCAAGCAGTTGGCGAAGGTTCTACACTTGACTTTTCAGAAAATTTGTTTGCATCATTAGCATTTTCACATAATGACTTGCCTAAAATTGATGGCACATTTAAGTGTGGGATATACAAGGAAAACTTCGGAACAGTAAACAAAAGCTTTTTCCATGACTTTGCTCCTCCGGATGTTGCGTACCACTTTAATGCTGTTGCATTGCAAAATTATGTGTATGATAAAATCAAAGATAGCGTCAAAATAGTAGAAGGAAATGTTACAGACAGTTCACAGTTAGATGTTGACTTTGTGATGGATTGTTCAGGCAAACCCACAGAAGACGAAATTGATGAGAATTTTGTAAGGTCAAAATATATTGCTGTTAACTCGGTCCATGTAAATCAATGCTTTTGGGATGGACCTACTTTTCAACATACAAAAGCAATCGCAAGACCATATGGGTGGGTTTTCTGTATTCCTCTAAAGAATAGATGTTCTGTTGGGTACATGTACAACAAAAATTTTAATACTCTAGAAGAAGTTCAAGATGATATTTTAGTTGTAATTAATCAATTGGGGCTAACACCTTCGACCACAACAAACACATTCACATTTAGCAACTACTATAGAAAACAAAATTTCAGCGATGACCGTAAAGTTGTGTATAATGGAAATGCATCTTTCTTTCTAGAACCCATGGAAGCAACATCAATATCAAGCATCTTACAGGTGAATACCCTAGCAAATGATGTTTGGAATTTGGGTATGAAAGTTGAAAATGCAAATTCAGAATATACTCATTGGCTCCAAAGGACTGAACGAATTATTGCTATGCACTATTTTGCTGGGTCAACTTTTGATACTGAATACTGGAAACACGCTAAAGTGCTAGGTACTATTTGTATGCAAAAGGCAATGAGAGAAGATTCTCTTTTTGTGAAACTTCTAGATAAAGCAAAAGAAATGAATCATCTAGGTGAAGTTTGGAAGCATGCTGAAACGAATAGGGAGTATGCATCCTGGTGGTTAGGAGCGTTTTATCAGAATTTAAATGGATTAGGTATTACGGAAGAGTTAGAGAAATTTAGGCGGGTGTCGTAAGCTGAAGTCGTGGGTTCGATTCCCATCACCCGCTCCATATTTGCCGCCATGGTGGAATTGGTAGACACAAGGGACTTAAAATCCCTCGCTTATGGCGTCCCGGTTCGACTCCGGGTGGCGGCACCATATAAGGTATTACGATGTTAGTTATAGATGATTTTTTGCATATTGAAGATTGGATGTATTTCAATAAAAATGAATTGTGGCAAGAAAGACATCGCAATACTTGGTTTAGTTGTGACAAAGAAGTAGAGTTCTTCTATGAAGCAATATCTAAATCAATTTGGAACACTTGGAATAAAGATCATATCTACGCTTGTCAAGGATACGAATACTGGACACACATTCTTTCAGAATCTAATCCAATGCCTTGGCATAAAGACAAAGATGAAAAATATCATATGAAAACTGGTGAATTTGTTTTTCCTGTAATGGCTTCTGTGTTGTATGGCGAACACAAAGATTTATCTGGAGGATATCTCGAAATAAATAATGGTAGCGACATTGAATGTATAGAACCTGTGCCAAACAGATTAGTGATTTTTGATGGCAGTAAACCTCATAGGGTTTCTAATGTACGAAATGGCGAGCGAAGAACTTTTGCTTGTAACCTGTGGGATAGAAAAGTAGAGGCTTTTGAAATAAATGCAGATTGAAAGTGATATGAAATTAGATTATAAAAATGTTCTTATTCGTCCTAAGCGTTCAGACCTCACATCTAGAAAAGATGTTGAATTGCAAAGGATGTATTACTGGCGCAATTGGCTACCTGAAGATTTTACCATGGAGCAAATTAGACCTGAAAAAGGACATTGGTTAGGTGTTCCCATTATGGCTGCTAACATGGATGGTGTTGGAACATTTGAAATGGCGGATACTCTTGCAAAACAAGGGATATTTACATGCTTGGTAAAATCATATACAGAACAAGAGTTAGTTAGTTACTTTGATGTAGATGATTATGAAAGAACAAATTATGTTGCAATGACCATCGGCATTACACATAATGACCATATGAAGTTTAGAAATGTGTATGAACAAGCAGACGGTAACCTTAAGTATGTTTGCATTGATGTTGCCAACGGATATACCAACCGCTTTAGAGATTTTGTAAAAGATTTTAGAGAATTGTATCCGCATATTGTTATCATTGCGGGTAATGTTGTCACTCGAGAAATGACGGAGGAGTTGATTCTTGCCGGAGCTGATATTGTTAAAGTTGGTATTGGACCTGGGTCTGTGTGCACTACTCGCCTTCAAACCGGTGTCGGGTACCCTCAGCTTTCAGCTGTTATTGAGTGCGCTGATGCTGCTCACGGTCTTGGCGGACACATTATTGCTGACGGTGGTTGTGCTACACCCGGAGATGTGGCTAAGGCTTTCGCAGCTGGTGCCGATTTTGTAATGCTGGGTGGCATGCTTGCTGGACACGATGAAGGCGGCGGTGAAGTTATTACTAAGTTTTACTCAACGGGACAGGTTGAAGAAACTGCTGATAGCACTCCGGAAGACAGGATCTTTAGAGATATATTTGAAGAAAAAAAGTTTGTGCAGTTCTACGGTATGAGTAGTGAAGCGGCAAACAATAAACATTTTGGTGGATTAAAGGAATACAGAAGCAGTGAAGGAAGAGAAGTTCTTGTACCTTACAGAGGAGCAGTGGGCAATACTATTCAAGATATCTTGGGGGGTTTGCGTTCTACTTGCACTTATGTTGGCGCAAGCAAATTGAAGAATTTAAGCAAATGTACTACATTTGTTCGTTGTAATGAAACACACAACAGAGTATTTGAGGGAGGATAAGATGCTTATTGTTGATAATTTTTTTGATGAAGATTTTCTAGAAGAAGTTAGAGATGTTGCGCTAAACAATATTCCCTATTTTAGTCATCAAGAACTTGATGACCAAAAATGGATTGTGGGTTGGAAAGGTTGGCGTACCAATGCTTCAATTTTAACTAAAGAACCTGCTCATATCCTTGTTGACCAAATGTGCCATGAAAAACTAGTAGAATATTTTGGAGATGAAAAATTAACCACCGCAACATACTTCCATTATAGCCTAGAGTCGACTGGACAAGAAGAAGATTTTATAAAAACAAAATGGCATCAAGATGAAACAAAATATGCCGGTATTGTATATTTGACACCTAATCCTCCGGAGCCAGAAAAAACCGGAACTATGGTTCTTATTGACGATGAAATTGTATCTGTTGATAATGTGTATAATAGGCTTGTGTGTTATAGTGGTGAGTTGCAACATGCCCCTGGAAAATGCTTTGGGGATAATATAGAAAATGGAAGATTGACTATAACAATATTTGCAGATCCAAATCCGATGGCTGCGGTACACACAATGCCAGAATCTACAAAAGAAATGGCAAAGTTGCCAGGAGTAGATACTAGTAAAGATATAATGTCCCGCAACTTAAAATTTCACAAAAAAGCTGTTTAGACCGGTTGACAAACTATAAATATTATGCCATAATACATATATTGAATGAGAGCCTGACAGAGCCTGGCGACTATATTTTACGCTAAATCTGTTGATGGTAACAATGCATCCTTCTTCATTTGTTACCGGATTCTCTAGAGTAAGAAGGATACGACCATGCTGGGTGGCGGGATGGTAAGAGATTAATCCGTTATTGAAATGTTACGGATAGGCCACCCCAAATTCTATTCCCTCTTAGCTCAGTCGGTAGAGCAAATGACTGTTAATCATTGGGTCGCTAGTTCGAGCCTAGCAGAGGGAGCCATATTATAATGGAGAGATGGCAGAGAGGTTTAATGCACAGGTCTTGAAAACCTGCGAGGGTGAGAGTCCTCCGTGAGTTCGAATCTCACTCTCTCCGCCATTAAATGCCGGTTTAGTATAGTGGTATTACAGTGGATTTGTAATCCTCTGATGGGAGTTCGATTCTCTCAACCGGCACCACAAAATTCGACACCGGCCAGTGTCGATGGAATGTGACCGAATACCTGTCGCTGATGGCGGGTAAGGTAGATCGAAGGGGTAGCGCCCACACCCTCAGCGGGGTTGCAGATCGTTGGAGGTCTATTCAGAAAGGTACATCAGATCGTACCTCCTTGCGGGATACCCTAGCCCCGCCATTCCCATCCTGGATATGATGTAAAACTGTCCTTTTTATTTGCGGGGTTCGTAAAATGGTATTACCCTAGCCTTCCAAGCTAGAGTCACGGGTTCGATTCCCGTACCCCGCTCCATATTTTTGAAGTATAAGGAGTAACAACTTGAAAAAGTTCGCAATTACCGCTGCCTTCCTAATGGCGGCAACTGCTGCAACAGCAGATGAAAAAGTCTTGAGTCCATTCGTTGGTCTTGAGCGTGAGACAGGAACGAATGTCAACCGTGCTTTTGTAGGTGCTGATCTTGCAGTACCCAATACAATTTTCACTGTTGGCACTCGTGCAGAATTCGAGGATGTTGGTTCGCTTACCGGTATGTCATTTACCAAAGCAGAATTGAATCTTAACGCAAACATTACAGACAATGCGTCATTGTATCTTGAAAATGATCTGAATAGTGATTTCAAAAGAACAGAGACAACTGTTGGTGTGAAGCTCTCGTTCTAATTAGTCCCAGACCTGGGCATGTCCTTAAACTGCCCACTTTTAAAGCGAGGATATAATATGGAGCATTTAATTGCATCAATAATTTGGTTTACATTGGCTTATGTTTCGTTTAGAATTTATAAGTCCATAAAATAATTTTATACCCCATAAAAAAGTTCAGTGCAAAAAGTTGCGATTCTATTTGACAATATGCATATATAATGATATACTAATACACAAGAAATGAAAGAAATCATTTCCGTATTAATCTTTTAACGCTGTGAAGCGCACTTTCTCTAGGAGAGACAATTATGAAAAATTTAATCGCATATTCAACAATCGCATTAGGTACTGTTCTTTTCACATTCGGTCCTGCACATGCATTTTTTGATGATGGTAATGGAAACCACTCTGGTGGTGTAACATCACACAACACCGGCAATGCAACCGGTGAAGCAGAAGGTACTTTTGGTATGTCATTCGAAGGTAACGGTTCTACTTCAGGTTCATTGAATGGTAACACTGTTGGTCGTGCATCTGATGATGTTGACACTTCAGGTTCTGTTACTGGTTTTGGTGACGGTCGTGCTGATGCAAAAGGTGGAGCAAAGTTCTCTATGACTTTCTCTGGTCGTGCAAAAGCAAATGGTGATTTTGTATCTAATAACGATGGTTCAATGCAGAATATGTTTTCTGGTCAGAACCAGCCAGAGTATTACTACCGCCCAGAGGGTTACGGTAAGTAATTAGTCCCTACTACCTTGGGACCTGTCCTGGGCATGACTTTAAAAGGCCCATTTTTAAAGTGAGGATATAATATGAAATTAGAAGAATTTATTGTGGTATACGACAACGCACTAGATCCAACTGTGTGTGATGAAATTATCAAAGCATACGATGGTTTAAGTTCTACTATAGTTCGAGATGATTCAGTGATGAAATTCAAAGAAGCAGACATGTTTCATAATGAAGAATTCTTACCTTTTAAAGATACCTTTGTTCAACAGATGCAAAAATGTGCCGCTGCTTATAAGACACAAGTAAAGGCATATCTTTGGCCTGAAAATCCTGCATATGAAGTTCCTAGAGTTAAACGATACGAACCAGGTGAAGGATACTTTGATTGGCATTTAGATGTTGATAATGTAGAATCAGCTAAGCGTTTGCTTGTAATGTTTTGGTATCTTAATGATGTTGACGAAGGCGGTCAAACTCAATTTGTCATAGGTGAAGAAAAAATTCAAGTTGAACCTAAGAAAGGTCGTGTTGTTTGTTTTCCCCCATATTTCATGTTTCCTCATAAAGGAACTATACCTGTTTCAGGTCCGAAATATGTAATTTCTTCTTATGTACAACAACCGGAATAGTCATGGATTTTGTTCAAATATTTCCCACCATTGTTGGTATCGACACATACTTTCCTAAGGAAAATAAATCAGAGATGATGGAATCCTTGATGCCGTTTTTTGATGAGAATGGTAGAACAGGTGAGACAAGAGGATTTGTACATCTACAAACTGTAAAGCAACTTGCACCTATCTATGATTCAGTAGCAAAAGCTGTTAAAGAAAAACTAGAACATTTAAAAGTTAACAGCGATTTGTTAGATGTAAACATTGTAAAATCTTGGATGAATGTTGTGAAGGAAAAGAATAGCCCTGTTCATACACATGCAGATTGTCATTGGAGCTTTACATATTATTTGAATGTTCCGCCTACTATTGATAAAGCAATTATGTTTGAGCAGAAGATACACCCTAACGATGTTTACGGTGGAATGCTAAGATTTTCTGCTACGGAATATAATGAAAACAATGCCTTATCATTTATTGTTCCTACTACAGAAGGTATGCTACTTGTATTCCCAAGTAATTTGCTGCATAGCACTGTGGGACAAGGTAATGGAGTAGATGAAACTCATATAAATTCCTTACAAGATCTTTATGAGAATCGTGTTTGTATAGCAGGTGATATTTTATTCACATATAAGAAAACAGCAAACATTCCGCTAGGATTACAACCTAAAGAGAGCTGGCTATCCTTATAAATATAATTTTAAGGAGGATTAGCCATGTGGTATATCCTAGTGTTTGTAACACTACCCCACGCTTTTATCGACCAAAAGCCCATCTTTATTTTCCAATATCCATCATTTGAAACTTCACAACAATGTATTGTTTGGGCAAATGAAAATACAGATACTATCCAATACACCATTTTAGATGCGTATAATAATGCAAAAGGACATGAAGGTGTGTATTGTGTTGAAGAAAAAGTTTTGAATGAAATGCACAAAGACGGTGTTTTGAAGCCTAACCCTAAAGGAACTATGATGTTATAAGAGGCTGATGCCTCTTTTTTTGTATAGGAGGTTCACCTTGCTAAGCGATGAACAAATTGAAGATTTGATTGAACTGCTGACAACATTAGACAGCAGAACAAAGTTATATTTTGGATGTGATTCGGTTCGATATTTACAAAAAGGAAAGAAGTTTGCGAGATACGCAACTGTACTTATTGTGCATATGAACGGCAATAATGGTTGTAGAATTTTTTCAAATGTAGACTTTGAACCAGATTATGATTTAAAGCCCGGAAGGCCTAGAATGAGAATGATTAATGAAGCAAGGAGAGTAAGCGATTTGTATTTACAAGTTGCACCCTTAGTAGACGAATTTAACATTGAAATTCATCTAGATATTAATACAGATCCTAAGTATGGCTCTAACTGTGCTGCTTCTGAAGCGGCAGGATATGTCTTGGGAGTAACTGGGATTGTACCTAAGATGAAACCAGATTCTTTTGCTGCTAGCTACGGGGCTGATAAATTTGCAGCATAACGGTTGACAAGACCTGTTTTTTATGTTTTAATAGTGTGTAAATTTGAAAAAGGTGAACTATTATGAAATATAGTGTATTGGGTATAAGTCTAATTGCGGCAACAGTCGCTCTTTCTGGGTGTTCGTCTATGGGCATTGGCAAGAAAGAATTTACCGAAATTGAAAAGACAGAAACGGGTGTTGATAAAGTTCCTACTTGGTATGTGACACCTCAAGAAGATCAAGGTCCTGTTATTTTCGGTTCCGGCACAGGTCTTTCTGATGATCTACAATTCTCAATGGATAAGGCAATGCATGAAGCGAAGCTAGTTCTCGCTGATAAAATGTCTAGTAAGGCGTCTGCATCAGTAGATCGTTACATTACGGATAGCGCTGCCGGTGGTCAAAGTAAAACAATCCGCAAAACAGAAAAGTTATCATCTACAGGTTTTGACAAAATCAATGTGGGTAACTATGCTATTGTAAATCGTGCGGTGTTCAAAGAAAAGACTTTTTATAGGACCTATGTTCTATTGAAGTTGAACAAGGATGATATTCCTTCAGGTGCTATTCCCGCAATATCAATGCCGATTAAAAAGAAGTCGGTTAAACCTAGTCCTTTTATTGAGGAAACAGTTCCTAACAATGGACAATTCTTTCCGGTAAACTGATATGAAACAATTCATATTTGTTATAGGCGCTATCGCATTTAGTGCCTATATATGGAAATCTCTTGACTTAAGGTTTGTTGAGTATAAGGTACCAGAACCTTATTTCATTGTTAAAACATTTGAAACAAATACTTGTATTTCGAATACAGGAGAAACAATCGTTACTCGAACCATTGAACAAGTAAAAGTGGAGAAATAATATGATTATCTTTTATCTAATCTCTATGGTATTTGCTGTAATGGCGGCGTTTACAAATAATTTAGGTCAGTTAATTGCCGCAATGATTATTGCTGGCGTTGCAACTTTTGCTGATAAAATAGGAAGATAAATATGAATACAGTTATAGTTTTTGTTTTGGCTCTGGGTATTGTCTTTGCATTGCCTTTTGCCAGCATTTGGTCAGTTAATACGCTGTTTTTAACAGCTATCCCATATTCAATAGAGACTTGGCTGGCAGCATTTTGGCTTAATGCTTTGTTGATGAGCAACTATGTGAAAGTGAAAAAATGAATATAAAACATGAACCTATACTCGACACAAAAAAGATTGTTGAGCACTATTCGAAAAAAGATGGTGTTCCCGTTAAATATGTGTGTACAAGTGCACTAGACGGTGAAGCACAGGCGATGGATATATTCTTTAGAGAAACCCCTCATCCAGAGTTTGGGAATAAATATTTCGGACTGTTTATGGATAAAATTGCAGGACATTTGATGATTACTAATGCGGATAAAATTGAAAATTCTGACTTTGGTATGATACAAGATAGTGAAGGTGTGTGGCACTATTCAGCGCATCGACATGACTATAAAGAGATTGAGGGTAAAGTGATTGACGGTGGGCGAGCATACATTCGGTCAAACGGAAATGCCTCTATTTACAAAATTAAAGATGGGGACTTTGTTTTTTATGTATAAGCTCGAACCAGAAGATAACATCACTCCAGACTCTTGGGTAATCATCGAGATCACGGAACCGGCAGGACAATATCAGAAGATTCTATCTGGCTGGTCGGGTAGTTACTTGTATGGCGATAGTTGGCGTATGAGTAGCCCAATGAAAAAACTAGATATCAAAATCGATGAAGATTTCTTTATTATTGAAACCGGTAGTGGCTCAACATATAAATTGTTTAAGAGTAGACAAGGATTACGAATGAGTAATGCGGGTATCTATAACCAGCTCAAAGAGAAGTTTGGTGACATGGTTGAAATTGTTGAGTTATGATTACCTATTCTACCAACTGGATGGGACCTGTCAATATGGATTGGTTTCGAAAGCGTGGTCTGACTCATAGGGTTATAAAAGAGTGCACTACGGAGGAAGTTAGAGATATTCTCCGGAGAAGCAAATATCCTACCATAGAGATTGGTGACACCTTTGAAACGGAAGAAATTCATACCTACTATGCCTGTGGTCGTATCGATATTCGAGATGACACTAAAGAAGGATATGCTGGCTGGGATGAATACGGTGTTGCACCTATGCACGGTGAAGATTGGAATGCATTGAGTGATTTTCTTTGGGACTTGACAACTGAGGAACTTTTGTCATATAATGAACTAATTCATAAATTTGAAGAGCATTACGGAAAAAAGATAAGGTGGGCAGATTAAATGAGAGTTTACATAGGACCGTATCCCAATCGAATGGTTTGTAGAATTCATACTGACTATATGAATGATAAGTATGGATATGTTGATTGGCCTACTGAATACTCAAAATTTGAAAGTTTTCTTGAAAAACTTGAAGATGCAATTCAATCAGTGTATAACTGCACAATCAACCTTTTCTTAGATCGTAGAGAGCAAAAGATTAAGGTTCGCATTGACCGATGGGATACATGGTCGATGGATAATACCCTTGCTCACATTGTATTGCCTATGCTTATTCAATTGAAAAAAGATAAGCACGGAGCATGTAATGTAGATGCAGAAGATGTACCTAAGGAACTGCGACCCAAGAAACAAGATGTGTTGAAATACAAAGAGGTTGGCGAAGTAGATAATAAGTTCTTTGAGCGCTGGGATTGGGTAATGGACGAAATGATTTGGGCATTTGAACAGAAAACATACGATTGGGAAGCACAATACTATGGCGAGTGGAAACCGAGTAAAGGTAAACCTCTTGGTGGACACTTTTTGAATTCCAATGACGAAGCTAGAAAGAAACATCAAGAACGAATGTCCAATGGATTTCGTTTGTTTGGTAAATATTACGAAGGACTATGGGATTAAAGGATACATAAAATGAATGATGTAGTAATGGGTGTTAACCATCAACCGATTTATAGCATTAGCGATATTGTTAAATCGTTTAGAGAAAATAGAGACGAAAGTGTGCGGTACATCTGTACAACAGAGCTTGAAGCAGAGGATATCCCTGTAGATATTTACTATCGAACATCGGGTAAACCTCATCCTACATTGGGGTATCGATACTTTGGGTTGTACAGAGATTTGGTAACAAAGAAAGACATTCTTTGCGATGCAGATAATGTAGAAGAAATGTATTTCGGCATGGTAAAAGATAAGCACGGAGGCTGGCATTACAGCAAGACAACCCATCATTTAAATAGATGTGATCCGGATGATAAAGATACAAACTGGATTGAAGGTGGCAGAAAGCACATTCGATATGGTGGAAAAGATGGTACCTATGTTGAATTAGGTGTGTTTAAATTAAAAGATGGTAAATTTTATGAGTGCCAAGTTGATGGCGAAAAGGTAATGGACGAAAATGGACAAGACAGAACAGCAGGTATCCTCTCCGGAGACACAGACGCAGTCACAAAGTGAAGTAACCTTTGCGTTAAAGCCCTGGCAAGAATTGATGGTTATCACTGCAGAAGAATGTAGCGAATTAACTCAAGTGTGCATGAAGGCGCTTAGGTTCATTGAGACGAAAGGTGATTTAGATGATGATACAAGACAAAAGATTATTGAAGAAGCAGGTGATGTCTTGTGTATGCTTGAACTGCTTGTGAGGCATGGTATTGTAAAATGGAATGACCTCTATGAAAGGTCTGAAGTTAAGAAGGAAAAACTCAAAACCTGGAGCAGGTTGATATGAGAAAATATGCATATGTGACAACTGTAGTTTCAACCAAGAGAACTTATGTTGTGGCCGAAGAAGACCTTCAGCAGCTT